CTTCAAGCTGATTGTCAGCATATGTTGTATCAGATGTTCTTAGCTTAGTGAACTTGATGTTTGAAGCACCAGCTAACATCTTTGACATCAATGCCTGACCTTTTTTCGTAATTATGATACTTTTGAATTGTGCCATTTATATATCATCCTTTCTATTTTTGAATTTCTTCTACAAATGAAACAGCACCACCTGAAGAAGTTCTTGAATCAACATTGACAGTAGTTCTTGAAGAATCACTGTTATCAATGATCATCACATCATTTGTCAAACCACCATTACCAAACTTGGAAGCAACTGTGATTTGTTCCTTGGAAGCATCACTTCCGTCAACTACATCAACATAGGCATATGTACCACCGTTACCAAGTCCATTGGTCACATTGATTACATACTTAGCATCATCACTACAGTTGAATACATCAGTGTAGCAACTAGTACCACCCATTCTTGTATCACTTGCAGCAACCATGTTGATGATATTGTGCTGACCGTAGACAATATTTTGTGGAAGTATTCTTTCAAGCCATTCTTCAAGTTCTTTCACCTGATCATAGCCTTCAAGATATGTTGTTAGGAACATGTAGTATTCAGTCAGTCTATCATCAATGATGTAGTTGTCATCACCACACAATGTATTAAGTTTGTTTCTTAATACTTGCATAGTAAAAGGTGTATATTCACTCCAGCGTAAAAGCACCCTTGCTTTTCTAGTTTCAAGGGTGTCATACTTTGTTGGTGTAATCTTTAAGTATGATTCATATTTAGCAATACCATATTCATCACAACTTTCAATGAATGCATTATCAAGCACCCTAAGTGTCATTTTGTCCACTTTGTCAAGCTGTGTGTCAGTCACACCCATAAGCTGTGCCATTTCTCTAAAATAGCGCATGTGCTGTGGTAGATGTGATATGGCTTTGTTTCTTTCTCTTAGCTTATCCACTTACATCCCCCCTGACTGGTATGTATTCTTCATCCAGTACAAGGTTTTCAGCTTTTCCGTTGATTCTTACTGCAGTCACATCTTCAATGTGTTCAAGTTCAAGCAGTCTTGCACCAATCTGATTTATTTTAATTACTGTATTTTCAGTACCTGACCATAATGACGTGAGTTCATCATGATAGGCATCTACTGCACCTTCGATTGCATCAGCAACCGCATCATAGGAATAACCCTTTTGATATGTGATGGTGAAGACATAGTTCACACGCTGTGTCTTGGCACCAACAACGTTGACTACATGACCAATTGGTGCTAATCCTACACCTTCACCGCTGTTCATTGGTGGGTCAAGTGTTTCCTGTACTTCTTCAACAAGTTCATCTGATGGTGCCTTGTTTTCACTTGATAGGATAATAACCTTAACTGTTCCACCAACGGTAAGAAGCCTGTTAAGTGAAGCATTATAGATTTTGCTTAACCATTCATACACTTCAGCACCCAATGTAGATGCTGACTGATCATTGAACCATGTTGTTACTGCATCATTCACAATCATGTCAGAAGGATTGTAGCCACCCTTCCACTGTCTGATAATCTTACATGAACCTACACCATCAATAGCGTTGACAGTTTCAAGGTATGACTGCTTGTTACCAGCGAATGCCTGTTCAATGAATGATTCAAAGTATCTTTCACGTAACGTTTCAACATCTTCATCATCTTCACCTGGTACCAATACTTCAGTAAGTGTTGCAGTTTCAAGATCATTCAATTCATCAGCAGTATCAATTGGTAGAACATCACCTAACTGCTGATTTCCTTCAACACCTTCAGTAGTACACTGAACCTGATATAACCCCTGCGAAGCATCAATAACGCTTGTGACGTTGTATTCCATGTCTTCAAGACCGAATACATCACCTACAGTAATTACGCTTGATGCAGGCGAAACCTGAAGCTTAAGCACCGCATTGGTTGCTTCCTTAGGGAAAACACCACGTTCAGCAGCACGTTTGATAAGATAGTAGTATGATGCTGAATCAGCAAACACTTCATTCATTACCATTTCAAGTGCAGCATAATATGTTGATAATTCCAATGCCATTGGTGCGATTGCATCATAGATTACTGAACCTTCACGTGTGTCAATGTCTTCATCAATTTCACCAATCATGTCAGCCATGATACTGTCAAAGTCATATTCTTCAAACATTAGATTTCCACCTCACTTTCAATTGGAACGTCTTCATTCTCAGTATGTACAATAAATGATACAACAAGTTTGCTTTTATCTACTACGCTGGTTTTAAATGTATCTACAGTTTCTATCCTGTCATCAGTTTCAAGCGCTTCCTTGATTCTATTTGGCAGTTCACCCATTACAAATGTGATAGGCTTTCCTTTTAGATCTTCAAGTTCTACACCATAATCCCAATCATAGATGTCATATTTGTAGCGTTCAGTGTTCAGTATTTTGAATACCGCTTGCCGTATCGCATCATCACCGTCAATCTTTCCTGTGAAGCGCATTGTATCTAAATTCATAGCGTAAGTAAGTGATGATTCAGCTTCAGTAGCAAATTCATCTGAAATGTCATCATTGTCATTGTCTACATCAACTGGATCATTTTCATAATCATCATTGTTAGGAATCATTTACTTTACCGCCTTTCTAAAGAATATCTAAGACTACATACTTGTGACCGCCCTGTTGACGTAGCATGATAACCTTTGCACCCTTTTTAAGTCTGTTAGGATGTGTTATTTCTTTTGAACTACCGTCAATCTTGACTGTCTCGACATAACCGCTTAGACTCTTTGGAATAATCAAAAAGCTAGAAGATAATTCTAGCTTCTGACCTAATTTGATTTTTAATGGTTTTTCTTTTGTAACCTTGCCAACCTGAACTGTGGCAGGCTTTGAAGCATTAAAGGCTTCTATAGCACACCTTTTGATAAGCTGCACAAAGTTAGTTGATGTTTGCTTATTGTCCACTTGTGAACCCACCCCCTGACAGTACAAGTTCCATTTTGTGTTCACGGTTCTTGAATGTATGTGTTACTTTTTCAACCAGCATGTAGTTGGCAATTGTGACATCATCAAGTTTCAGCATTACTGGTACCATTGAACCAGCACGTACCTTTGTGTCACCTAGCACACCACTTATATTAATATGTCTTGCTTTCATGTTGTATAACTTCAAGTATGCCTGTGCTTTCAGCTTCCCAATACTTGGGTCTTGAATCTTTTCAGTGTACTGAAGCAACCCCCATTTGCTTATGTTTGCACTGTCACGTGCAACATATAAGTCATATGTACCCTTATCCTTGTTTTCAAATATAAGCTTGACCTGATTGTACACACCACTGTCGATTGATGTCTCATAGGTGTAATCTTCACCAGTATCAGCATCAATCAAGCAGCTGTTCACTTTCATCTTGTCAATGTTAGTCAGCTGAAGCGTTCCAACATTGTCATATAGAACGTATATTTGATCTTTTGACATCATTGTCCTGTCTATTGCATTTTGAATCATGTCAAAATATTCTGAATCATCTTCAACTGCTGACATCTTGAACTTGGTATTTGGCAAATTGCCACATTTCAACCCAGTTCTACTCGCAATAGTCTTGATGATTTGATCTAGTCTCTTTTTGCTGAAAATCATTACATCCTTGTTTTTAAGATATCTTAATGAATCATAAACAGTGTATTCATTGTATGAGTTTTTCGCTGATCGTGAAATCTTGAATACAAACCCCTGAAACATTTTAGTACCATCCACTGTCAGAAGAATCCTGTCACCTTCAGTTGGTAACAGTTTCTTGTCAGTTGATTTGACCGCCTTGAACTTAAGTGTGCCAGGCGAACCCCTGCGTTCCCACTCAAGTGAAGCATCATCAAGAACTGCAAGTTCAAACTCTTGTTCTCCATGCTGACACACAAACTGTACATTGCATTCAGGAACCTTGAAGTTTTTTACAACTTCCATGTCAGTGATTGCCGTTGATTTTGCCTTGTTCTTTTTAAGAATCTTTTTCAAGTAAGCAATTTCTTCAGCACTTGCCTTTTGAATGTTATTTCGTGAAGTAGTACTACTTTTACCACTTGGATAAGTAGTAGGAACACCACTTGAATTCATGTTCAGTGTCTTGTAGGCCGGATTACCATACCCACGGATTTCAGTTGATGATAATGAGTAGCTTCTTCTTGCAACCTTATCAGAACTGTTACCTTCAATTGTATAGACCTTGCCACCGCTTACTTTTTCAACGATACCAGTATGATGTGTCTCAGTCTTTGTCTTGGGACTACCAACAAAGAATATCTGATCACCACGCTTTGGTTTATAAGAACCACGTGGGTGATATCTACCTTTTGATATGTACCACTTTTTAGCAGTTTCACATGAAGCAGTTTTAGGAACGATACTGTGAGATACACCAGCCTTGTGTGCACACCAAGCTACAAAAGCACAACACCACGCTAACCCATTGGTACCTGTATAGGCACCGTATTTTGTACGGTTCTTACCCTGTTCATGAATACCAATCTGAGTGATGGCAATATCAACAATGTCTTTCACATTGCTTGTTGTGATAGTTGATGTTTTTACACTTGATTTAGGTACTGAAGAAGTGCTGACACCATCATATTTAGTAAGGTTATTACTATTGATGATCTTCATTACCGCACTTACATATCCCTTGTCAGGACAATAACCACCTTTCACTAATCCTTCAAGATACTTTTTAGGGTTTCTAGTACCTTTAGTGTATTTCTTGTATCTTGAATTGGTAGTGATTCTTGCATAATCATCAAATGATTCTTTCTTTGAATTGTACTTTCTCCATTTTGTACCACTCTTTGATACATATGAACCAGCAGTACCCTTACCCTTGATGCCAAAACAGTTGTTAGCCTTTTTGGCAATATTGCTTGTACCTGAACTTGATTCATAGATGAATTGACCAAGAAGAACTGAAGTAAGTGAACCATACTTCTTATTCATTTCTAATGCATAATTAATGTATGTCTGACTTAATGCCATATCGCTTCACCTACTTCTTTTTCTTTTTCTTCTTCTGTGGAAGCTTCAATTTGGTACCTGGATAAATCCAGTGACCATTGGAAGAAGACTTTCTACCATGTTTCTTTGCAGCAGCTTCAATAACTTTCTTGTTCAGCTTGTATATATCCTTCCATGAACATTTGTTATTGCACTGTTTCTTTGCAATCAGTATCAAGCAGTCACCCTTCTTGACTTTATAAGTCTTAGGTACTGACTTCTTTTTTGACTGTCTTTTCTTTTTCTTTGCAATAACGTTTTTCTTTGCCTTAGGACTTCCCTTCTTAGCTTTCTTTTTCTTAACTAATGATTTTGTACCATATTCACGGTATTCCTTCAGGTTAAGCTGTAAACCAACATCTAAGCCATACTGTTCAGCATCTTCTACAAACTTGTAATCCTCAACCGTACAAAGAATTCTTGTATCATCCCACGCTGTAGCACCATCAGGTGAATAGCGTGATACCACAAAGTTATAAGCCTTATGTGAATTTTTCATTTCAGTGATCATATCACTGTAGTACTTAAGACCATGAACTTTATCATGCGCAAATGGATATAACTGCATTGGTATAAGTGCATCATCAATAAGTATGTCAGTAAGTCCAGCATCTTTTATATGATTGACTTCACCGCCATTGATAAGCGTGAATGTCTCATTCTTAGAATGATGCTGATATTCAATCTTTGAAGGTGTAATTGGTAAAAGCATTTCACCAAGCGTTACTCTATAGCCTGTTTTTTGCTGATAGCTTGAATAGTTGTCAATGTATGATGTTTCTTTAGCAATATTGGCTGTATCAGCTGCTGTCTTAATGCTTACTGTAGCCATTTGTTAGTACACCCCCTTTGCAACCTTATCCATTTGTTCTTCAATCTTGCTAGTAAAATGTTTAGTGAATGTATCAATATCCATTCCGCCACTGATGTTGTTATTGTTATTCATGTTGACTTTGATAGTGGCAGTAGTGAACTTGTTGATAACATCACGTTCAGCAATGTCACGTAAGTACTTCAAGTCCTCATTTGTAGCAGTAAGCTCCTGTGCAATCTTGTCAGTGTTCTTAGCAGTCTTGTTATTGGCAAGATTTGAATCATGTGCATTTTGTGCAAGTTTTGATGCATTAGTTGCAAGATTTGAATCATGTGCATTTTGTGCAAGTTTTGATGCATTAGTTGCACCAGTCT